AATTGTTTTAATGTATTCGTTACTTCTTGTATCCAGTCTTCCTGACTTATACCATTGATATGATAAGTTACAGTAGGTGAAGATGGGCATAATAAAATATGTTTAGTCTCACCCGTATTCCACCCTTTAAATTGTACATCTATACCTTTATTTTCTAATTCGATTAATCTTTGACCTGTACCAACTTTACCACGTATAGTGTGTAATTTTCCTTTTACTATTCTGAAATAAGTTTTGTCTTTGTTTATAATTCTAGGTTCAGGATATCTTACAATCTGTTCTGTTAAATATCCTACATCAACATACCACCATTCTTCTTTATTGTCTATACATTCTTTTATTTTTGAAGTATTATTGCCGCCCAATCCCCAAAAGAAGTTTACTGTTTTATCTGTATCAGGCCAACCTTTAGATATAGCAGGCCATATCTGATGAGATAAACATTTTGTCCAATTCATAAAATGGCATTTAATCATAATTAATTTTCTTTCTTTGTTGTAATCTGTTTACAACTTCTTTTGCTAACCCATCTCTAAGTTCACTTAAAGAGAATTGATTAGCTAATAAACTATTTATCCATTCTTCTATTAAATCTTTTGTTGGATAAAAAGGTGTTTCAATCTGTCTTAAATCATTTGAAGATACTGGCATACAGCAAGATACTTCACTACAAAAAGAGTGTATACCTTGTAGTATTGCTTGTATGGCAATTGTTGATTGAAATGTGACAATACAATAAGCTTCGTTTAAATGTTCTTGTAGTGGAATATTACAATCTTTTTTTCTAACTATAATAGGTCTATCTGAATATTGTGATATTACAAAAGACGTGTTTTTTATCCAATTATCTACACCACCTAAATTATAATATCTGTCTAAAGCTTCGGATGGTGGACATAATATAATTGATCTGTTTTTTCTAAAAGTGTTAGGTATAAATCTAGTATAATTAATTGGCATTTTACTTTTATATTTTTCTATTCTTACTTTATCTTCTGAAGATAATTCTGTTATATAATTTAAGTTTTCCTGATTTATAACTACTCTATAAAATCTATCTCCTAATACACTATGAGTTCTATGTTCATCAGACCTATAAAAATATGCATGGTCACAATAGTAAAAATTTATATTATTGTTTTTTGCCTCCCATAATAATTCTTCTATACCTCTAAGTATACCCACAACAGCTATAGGTATTTTTTTAGAAATCCATACATCTTTATCAAACCCTAACCATTGTGATTTTTCAAAAGGTAAAACATTTTTATACTCTGGAAAGTATTTTGCACCGTATTGAATTTCATTATTTAAAAATGCTTTTACTATAGTATTAGTTACTTCTCTAGTGCCAAACCCATAAATCATTTTTTGATTTCAATTTTAACAGTATTTGTATAAATGTTATACCACTCACTTGAATAATCGCAAGTATTATATTCCTCAAAATATGGACCACCATCTGTGTAATGTACATTCTTAACATCTTTTTTATAAGGATATTCACCGACTAACCAGTTCCATTCTAATGGTAACGAACCTATTAGTTCTTCATTCTCTAACCATTTAAACTGATGTAATTCTAATCCACTGGCCTTATTGACATAGTCTGGTGTTAACGTTATACACTTCTTACAATTCAATAACATAAAACTTGACCAGTTTTTCTTTGCATATTTTGTTTGTACTTGACCTAAAAATTTTGTTTCATCTTTAGGTGTATAATCGTGTTTACAAACCTGTACTGCATACTTGTCATCTCTTAGTCGCCATAGTTCTGCTATGTCTGTCATCATTAACATATCACAATCCATAAACAAAGCCCAACCTTGATAGTTCATTAAATGTGGTATTATAAATCTACTAAATGAAAATTCTGTTGATGAAAGATTGTTTCTTTCTCTTACAAAGTCATCTTTAATATTTGGTAAGTATATTGGTGTTATGGCCACAGGTTTTGTACTGTGTCTTAATATACTTTCTGATAATATGTGATGTGCTATCTTTTCTTTACTGTCATATCCTATAAAAACGTTTATCATATTCTAGCCTCCGGACTTTTTCCTAGTTGTTTTCTTGTAGGACCTTTAGTATGATCATATATTGTTCCTAGTATTGATCTAGCTTGTACGTGTCCTACTTTATTGTCACCTATATTATAATTTTTTACATCATAATTAAGTTCAAATTTTTTTCTTACTAAATCCCATATATAACTATCGTGTTGTTCTTTTTCATTATATATTAAATCTTCATTATAACATTTTTGCATTTCTTCTGCATATTTTTTTATAAATGGATGCTTCATATTAAAATATAAAAAACCACATTCTGAGTAATTAGGTCTTCCTAGATAAGTTATCATTGAATCGTCTCTATGTATATTTTGTTTTATCCATTCTATATCTATATTTTTATAGAAAACACTGTCAGCATCTATACCTATAATACCATCGTAATCATTATTTAAAATACAATGTGTATATGAATATACTTTATAACAAAATCTTATACCGTCACGTGTAAAATCTTTAACTATTTTAGTTTTGTTTCTTTCTATAAATTTTTTACATTCTGGTACATTTTCAAAAATGTTTATAGTTTTAACATTTGGTATTGAATCTTCAGAATATATTTGTAAATCAAAAGGCCAATTATAAGTTTCAATAAATCTATGTGCATATTGAGAATACAATGAACTATTAAATGATGTTACAACTAAAATTTTCATATTACCTAGTAAATAATGTTTCTTTACCTGAAGAGCCTCTTAATATATAATTATATTTTTTTAAATATTCTATCATATTATTTCTATAATCTATTTCCTTTTTATTTCTTACAGGAAGTTCTAAACATAACACAGGACTATATTTGTCTATAGTTTGTATAGCTCCTTCTACTACTTCTTGTTCGTGGTTTTGACAATCCACTTTAATAAAACCAATATCTTTTAAATTGTAATCATCTATCTTTTCTACTTTTACTGATATAGTTTTCAAACTAACTGCTTCTATTTTTCTATCTGTCGTACCCTCCATTACACCAAAATTATTTAAACTTGCATTTCCACATTCATCTGGTGATACATATAATTCTAATATTTTATTACTTACATTTGACACAGCGATCTCATATAAAGTATAGTTATTATATTGATTTAAATTCTTTTTATAACATTCATTATTTTCTGGGTGTGGTTCAAAAGCATATACGTGTTTAAATTTATTACATAGTTCAACAGACCAAAATCCTATATTACTTCCTATATCTAATGCATTCAAATTAAAATTATTTACATATGATAAAGCATATTGTCTTTGAGCATACTGATATTCGTACTTTCCATTTACTTCTTTTAACATTTTTTCAAAATGGGTATCCCATTCTGGTAACTGCCAACCTTTTACATTTTTCATTTTGGATATCCTGTAGGATGCATATAAGTATTTACGATTATAGCATCTCTTTCGTGTTTATTTTTTACTACATACGCTTCTATTTTATCATAGTTATTTTCTTTAGCATATAATAATCTTTTATTTCCATTCGTACAAGCCATACCTTGTTTAAAATTACCCTTTTCATCTTTAGGCCAGTTGTTTCTTTCCTGATGCCAATAACAAGCCAATGAAGTAACTATTATAGGATATATCATACCATTTTTTTCTAAACTTTCATACAAAGGTTTTTTTCTTTTTTCCATCCACTTTAAATCAGGTATAAACATAATATCATTAACATTTAATTGTTCAACCTGTGTTTCTATATCAGGCAATCTATTTTTCGCTGTTAATATCTTCATAACCTTTTTTAGCAATATAATAAGCATCTATTAAATCTGTAACTGGATTGTTCAATGTAGGTATATCAAAAACTTTCATAAGATTTGTATTAGTATCTTTTGTAAATTGTTCATACATCTTTTGTTTATCTGCGTTACCTTTGCCTGTAGCGAATTTCTTAATAACACTAGGTACTAATATCTTATAGTCATATTGTTTCAATCTATACTTTAATATACCACCATTCTCTGCTATTTGAAATACAGCCTGACCTTTACTTCCAAAAGAATAACCTTCTATAAAGATTTTAGGATCTGTTAATTTGTTTATGATTGTTAATGCCCAACTTGATAGATTTTCAAATCGTTCTATAGGATTTTTATATTCAATATGTTCTGTACCTAATATATTTTTCATCATATTACCAATGTGTTTCTTCTTACTTGTTAGGTAAAAGAATTTACAATCTTCAAATTTAAAACTACCATTACTTACACATATGGCTGGTGAGTTTAAACTAAAATCAATCCCAACTGTCGCTATCTGTTTCACTAACTTCCTCATCTATCTCGTGGCTACAAAACGGACACGTAATTGGATTCATTTCGTGTATCTCGTTGTTCCATGCTATCACATATTTAGTTTGACAGGAAGGACAAGTTTTTGTTTGTTTAGTAATCATTATAGTTTAAACTTTTTAAATTGATCTTTAGTTACATCTTGTTTAATTCCACCAATAACATAACTTTCAATTTCTGTTTCTTGTGGAGCATTTTGTTGACCTTTACTATTCAACCAATGATCTACCCAAGGTAATGGATTTATCTTAGTATCATAAACAGGATCTAAACCAATTGCCTTCATACGTCTATTAGCCATATACTCTACAAATTGATGTAGTAGTTTTTCTGATAATCCTATCATTGAACCTTGTGAGAACAAATAAGTTGCCCATTGTTTTTCTGAATTGACTGCATCATCATACATTTTGTAAACTTCTTTTTCTGTATCCTTAATAACCTTTAACATTACTTTATCATTCTCTACATCTTTATAGTTATTAATTATTCTTTGTGATACTGCCAAGTGTTGACTTTCATCTCTAGCAATAAAAGATATAATCTTTGCTGAACCTTCTAATAGTTTTAATTCACCAAAAGCAAAACTACAAGCAAATGATACATAGAATCTTAAACCTTCTAATATATTTACTGTTACTAAAGCTTTCCACAATCTTTTCTTTAACTCATACATATCAACTTTATCTGGTGTTAATTGATACTTGTAACCCAATTCTATTAAATCATCATAACATCTTGTTACTGATTCTGCTCGTTCTTCAATCTTCTTATCTTCAATAATAGTATCAAAGATTTCACCAGGATTTGCATATAGATTTTTTATAATGTAAGTATATGATCTACTGTGTATTGTTTCCATAAAATCCCAAGTTACAATACAGCCTTCTAATTCTGGTAAAGAACAGAACGGTAAAAATGCTAAACAAGGTCCTCGTCCTTGTACACTATCTAACATTGTTTGATATTTTAAATTAGATGTAAATATATTTTTTTGTTCTGGTCTTAATTCTTGGTAATCGTTACGGTCTTTTTGTAATGATACTTCTTCTGGTCTCCAAAAGAAACCTAATTGTTGTTGTGTTAACTTATCAAAAATAGGATACTTAAACGTATCATATCTTTGTACGGCTAAATCTTCACCAAAAAACATTTGCGCTTTTGTAAAGTCTAAACCTTTTGCTTTATTAAATACTGATCTTGTCATTTCACTTTCTCCATTTTATATTTTACACGATTCACAATCGTCATCTTCCTTTGTTATTGTTTCTGGCACGTTGTCTTTAAAACCTACTGGATGTGCCGGTTCATCTTCATCTTTCTTACCATCATACGTATTTTGATAATAAGATGTCTTCCACCCATACTTATAGGTAGTCAATAGATCGTTTATCATTTCAGATAATGGCGTCTGTCCACTATCATAATTTTGTGGATTATATGACCAGTTACCACTTATTGCTTGGTCAAAATACTTTTGCATCACTGCGACTACATTTATATATCCTTCATTTGATTTCATATCCCAAAGTAAAGTATAAAAATTCTTTAATTGATTATAATTAGGCACTATTTGTTTTAATGGCCCTTTCTTAGACTTCTTAATTGATAGATAATCTCGTGGTGGTTCTATACCATTTG